CCGGCGCTTCCCCGTGGCGTCCCCGTACAACCAGATTTCCCCGCGATGCTGCGAATATTTTTCATAGAACAACTGACACATTTCGTCGTGTACGCCTTCCTCCAGCACCAATTCATCGTAGAACCGGAACAACTTGCCGTCCTGCTGACCCACGAGGGTAATAAAGGGCGCGACGTTGAAGTCCAGCATCCAGCACAAGGGCAGGCGCGGGTTCCATTCCGGCTGGACGGAGACGTGCCGTTCGCGGGAGAACAGCGGGTAGCAGCGCGCACCGCCGATGCCGGGTATCCACTTCCCCTCAAGGCGGATTTCCCGCATCACGGAGCCTTCGGGGTAGATGGACTCCAGCAGGCGGATTTCCTCGCGCCCGATATAGGGGTTGTCGTAGATGCTCCATGTGAACAGCTCCATATCGGGCTTCTTGCCTTCCTGCCACGGCTGGATGAAGTCCGAAAACATCCACGTCACGCCGCCAATCTGTCCCTCGGGGGGGAGCAGGGTGCAGCTACCGAAGATGCGCAGGGGGCGGGAGCCGATTCGGATCACGCATTCCTCATACAAGTCCTTGCGGGGTTCCTCGTCGAAGTGAATCCAGTCCTTTTCAGCGGAGGCGAACTTGATGGCCTTGGAATCCGCAGACTTGAAGCCGACGATGGAGCCGTTCTTGAGACGTAGAATCTAGTTCTGGATATTCCACCCTTCCGGCATGTCCTTGATTTCGCGCTCGGGGATGAAGGGCGGCGGCGCGCCCGGAGGCACGAACCCGTTGTCGAAATACTTGGGCTGCACGGCATCGCGGGAGGCGTTGAAGTCCTGCGAAATCACCCACCCGCTCGTGGCGTAGTCATTGACCTCGATGGTGGTGCCACCGGAGTCCTTGATGAAGTGCGGGGCGGTTTCCTTGCGCGGCATCCCGTAGCGGGCAAGGTTTGAGCCGATGAATGCTGCGGCCTGAGTCTTGCCTGAGCGATTCCCACAGAATGCCCACGCCTGCTTGGTCTTGCCCTTCAGGATGGAGTCTATGAATATCTGCTGCTTCGGGTGAGCCTTGAAGTTTGCCAGCGGATCGTCATGCATTCGCGCCAGAAGGGTTTTCTGGATGAGCGTGGCTTGCTCGGTAAGTTTGCGGAGATCAGTCACGTTTCGTCAGCGTTGCGATTGTGTCCTGGCACGCTTCCTTATAAAACTGCATGGCGAACTGCTGGAATTCCTGGTTCCGCACCATCAACATCTGGTGGAACGAGTACCCCCACGTTGCCTCGAAATCACACTTGATGAAATCATCGTGCGGTGCATTCACGCTACGCCATTCTTTGCTCAGGTAATAAAAATGGAACTCAGATATGGCGGGCCATTCATGCGTAAGATCGCCATAAGCCCTGCAACTTGCCCAATGTGGGACAATGATCTGGAATTTCCCGCGTGGCACAAGAACCCTGTAAAGCTCATTCAGAAAAAAAACCCTTTCCACTCTCGTCAGGTGTTCAAAAAAATGTGACGCATTCGCTTCTTCAACAGAAGCGTCATCCCACGGCCATTTTTCAAAAAGTTCATAGCCATCTGTTTTTGGCCGTAGCATGGTGCGCCATTCCTCAACACCTGGCTTTAGCTGAACTACGTCCAGAACAATATCAACCTTGCCGTCGAACTGGCGCGAGTCTACGCCGGTGAAGCCTTCTCGTTTGTTGGGGCCACAACCAAAATCCAAACGCATGTTTATCTCCTTACCAGGTCAGATCATTGGAATGATCGTGATGTCCTACCTTGACACTGCAATCTATGGCGCAACGGTATCCGTACTTGCGCGCTTCTCCCCAAAAAACGAGGTCTTGAGTCCCGACGCCCTCTGTTCCGCTGCACTTAGTCCTGAACAACGGGCGCGGTATGCGCTGGTCTTTGAACATGCTCGTGCGGAACAGGTTGAATCCCATCCCCGTGCCGCAACATTCCACCAACCCGCCGTTCAGGTCGGGCGGCTGCGGGCGGAAGTTCACCACGGGGTCTTTCGGATCGCCCCATATCTGCGGCACCCCACCTTCTCCCTTCGTCCAGTACAGCCCGCCGATGCAGGCAAACTCTGGATGCTGCTCCATGCGCTCAATGAGGCGTATCACGCCATCCTGCGGCGGGCTGTTGTCGTGTTCCAGCGTGAGGATGTATTCCCACTGGCTGAGGTCTGGATGCGCCAATATCTGCTCGATGCACTGCGAGTAGGCATCCCCAACTTCCATGCCCATTGCCAGCATCTTCACGGCGGCATTGTTGGGCGGGAAGATGAGGTTCCACCACGACAACGCGCACTTGACTGGCACGAGGTCGGCGGCGGGGATGATGACGATGACGCGCTGCTTCTTCCACGAGCCGCCCTTGACGATGCGGGCGCAGGATTGCGGCAGGTTGGCGTTATGGAAACCGCCAAGGTCTTGAACCACGATCTGAGGATTAGACATTACGCACGGTTGATCAACTGGAACATGATGATCGGCGCATTGGCGCGCAGACTGATGTCTGAAAGAGCAATGTTGTTTCCGATACCGGCATTATTACACACACCCAACCCCGGAGCGAATTGATTCGTGGCATTGCTGGCCGCGCCTAGATGTGCGAACGTAAGCGCTGTTTGCGTTGCCTGAATACATGAATAGGCTGGTCGGAAATTTAACAGCCCAGCCGGGCCTGCCTGCGCAGAATTTAATTCTCGCCCGGTAAAACCGAGCCAATAATTTCCGGCAGGCAGCGATGTCGAAATGGGAATATTCAAAAACCTTGGGCCGGTAAAATCAGAAAAACTGTCGGTTGACAGATTGTAATTGCTAGATGAAACGGCATACGAAGCGCTCATTGTTGACGAATTGCCATCCGATCCGGGAAACGAAAAATTCTGATTGACCGTGTACTCTGATCCAGCCGCGCCAGCCGTAATACTGTTAACAAAAGTCCACCCGGCACTTGAGGAAAACACGGACATAAGACTGCCAGAACTTACCCCCGTCCCCTGCGAGTAAACCGCTATGGCCTGCGTCACGCTTCGCCTGACAGTAAATGCGGTATCAACACTGGTTCCGGCAGCGGCAGTGGAAATCATATTCATGCTGACGGGGGTGCGCAAAAAACCAAACGAGCCGTTATGCGACAAAACAAATGGAACAACTGAAATTGATGCGTCATTCATCGTTACATTGGTCGCGTAACCCTGATTGCCGATTGCAATATTTTCAAAATACGAGAGCATCAGGCGCGCCGTATCATCTGGAAGTACATCTTGGGATTGCTGACCACGGCGGAAATCTGATCCAATCCAATCGCGCTCGTGCTGAAAAGCCCGCTATTCGTGGTGAAACGACCCAAACCCGGCTGCACTTGAATGGAGTCATTCGTCGCCGCGCCGGGGTAGCCCCACGAAATGTTGCTCTGGCTGACGCCGATGGTGGTGAAGCTGATCCCCGCCCCAAGACCAGCAGGGCCAACATTGGACGCGGACGAATTACTGCCGCCAAATCCAATCCAGTAGTTCCCGGCAGACAAGCTGTTCGCCCACGGAATATCAAGGAACCGCGGGCCGGTGAACAGCGTCATGCTTCCGGAACTGAAATTGTACGCGCTGGACGACACGCCATAGGGAACCATGCTGAACGAACTGTCATTCGCGCCCTCGCGGGGGTAGGTGACAGAACAGTTCACGGTGAACTGCGAACCCACCGCCCCGTTTGTCCACACATGCCGCTCGGTAATGCCCGCAGAGGATGAGGTGACGCTGAGCAATGACAACGAACTCGCGCCCGTACCTTGCGAATACACGCAGGCGGCAAACGTGTGATACCTGTCGAACGAGAAAGATGTATTAACGGATGTCCCGGCTACTTCGGTCGAGCCGTGCGACATGGATACCGGGACGCGGATAAACGACGCACTGATGGCTTCCGGCAGGATGAACGGCAGAATATGCATCGTGGACGCGCCGTTCTGGAGCGTGGTACTGCCCGGGAACAGCAGCGGCATGTTCTCGAAATACGACATGGTGTTGTTTCCACCAGCGCCGCCACCACCGACACGACCATATATGCCTAGCTGATCCATCAGAACACTTCGATGTAGGTCACAACCGCGCCAGCGACATCAGACACCGTGCCGTATAGCGCCGAATTGGTCGGGATGGACACCGCGCTCGCCGGGCCGACATAGAACCCCGTGGTCTTTGAAATCGTGCTGGTGCCCACATACGCGGGCAGCACCGTCGAGGTGTTCATGATGAGGATTGCGCGCCGACCTTGCGTCAACGTGATGATGGCCTGCGCTGCGCCTGTTGCGAGAGTAACCTGACCCGTTCTGACGGTATCCGATCCCTCGGGCCTGACTTTTAGTCCTTTGGACATAAAACGCTCCCGTGATCCGGTCTAGCGGCCTGCGCCGCGTGTGACTAAATGACTACGGCTTCCACTGCATCCACCGTTACCTTCGTGATCTTGTCCGACATGATCGGGCTAATGACCGCATCCACCTCGGCGTCAATAGACGCCTTGTTCGCCACCAGGAAGGCGTCAAAACGCGCTCGGGCCAGCTTCAGGACGTACTCCTGCAACAGATGGTTGAAGATGTTCTGAACCTGACCTTCAAGTTCCGGTGATAACTGTTTGCCAGCCATGTGCGCCTCCTGATGCCCGATCTCACCAAAGTATGCTACCAACCACCCATTGCGTCAAGGCTAGATGAAATTCGTGCTGTACGTCTGCGCGTTGATGTCGAAGTGAATCAACGTCTGCGCCACCGGCGCCCGGATGTTATCCGTGGTCAGCGCAATCGTCGCCGGGAAATCCCCCGAGGTCGCGCTGTACGACCCCCACCCCTGCATCGGACGAAACACGGAAGCGTTCGTCGCCCCCGGCGTCGAGCCAAAAGCCCGGACTTCCGGCTGCACGCCCACGGATGTCTGCAACATGCTTAAAGATACGCCCATCGCATTCGCCACCGTGCGGGAGACAATCACGCCCAGCCAGTACCGCCCCGGCGCCATCGTCAGGTTCGCCGGGAACCCCACCACGCGACCACTGTTCAGGCTGTTCGCGGCATACGTCCCCGCCGCCGCCACGTTGGTAGCCACCTGCGAGGTCGAGTGACTCGTCGCGTCCGACAACCCGATGTAATGCGTGGCGCTAAAATTCGTGGTACTGCTCATGGATGCCCGGATCAACGTCATCGAATAACTCGTCAACCGCGAAATATGCGTCGTGGACGCCCCCGTACCATGGGTGTACAGGGCATAGGCCATGG